CAACGGTGGCACTTGTGGACGGGCTGATACTCCCTTGCTGAGCAACGACCTGCTCGCCCGTGAGGGTACATGTAATATCTACGCTTAAGTTGCCTTCAGCAAGCGTAGCCTGCTCACCCGTGAGGGCAACAACTGTGTCTTGCGTAGCTCCTACGTCGCCTTCGGCAAGCGTTACTTGCTCACCCGTGAGGGCGCATGTAATATCTACGCTTAAGTTGCCTTCGGCAAGCGTAGCTTGCTCACCCGTGAGGGCGCATGTAATATCTACGCTTAAGTCGCCTTCGGCAAGCGTTACTTGCTCGCCCGTTAGAGCGACAACAGTATCCTGCGTGGCACTTATAGTGCCTTCGGCAAGCGTAGCTTGCTCACCCGTGAGGGCGCATGTAATATCTACGCCTACGTTGCCTTCGGCAAGCGTAGCTTGCTCGCCCGTGAGAACGCATGTAATATCTACGCCTACGTTGCCTTCGGCAAGCGTAGCTTGCTCGCCCGTGAGAACGCATGTAATATCTACGCCTACGTTGCCTTCGGCAAGCGTAGCTTGCTCGCCCATCAGGGCGCGTGTAATATCTACGCCTACGTTGCCTTCGGCAAGCGTTACTTGCTCGCCTGTGAGGGCGCATGTAATATCTACGCCTACGTTGCCTTCGGCAAGCGTAGCTTGCTCGCCCGTGAGAGCGCATGTAATATTTACACTTACGTTACCTGTGGCAGTCGTAGACTGCTCGCCCGTAAGGGCCTGCGTGGCGTCTACACCAAGTGTATCTTCAGGGCCAAAATAAACTACATCACTGTAGGTATCAGTGTCGCTGTCGTAGGCTACTGCAGCGGTACGGTAGCTAGTGGCTGGTGAACCACCATTCCATGCTAAGTCATAATCGCCTGCCCCTGTGTAGGCTACGTCACCATAATGAACCCCACCATCAACAAGCTGATCAACGATTTGCTGACCAGTTGGCTGCCCATAAGCCGCCTCATACGCGACAAAGTAAATGCGGACAGCCATGGTCAGCTCGCCGTAACCCGATGAGTCCAGCCACTAGAGGTCTTGCTACCTGGGGCTATACGTAGGTCACTAAGTACAGGAAACCCAGATGGTATACGTGTGTACGTGCGTCGCGGAGCAAATATCGACCACGGATATTGGCTGATATACCAGATTTCGTCGTTGCTAAGAGGACGGCGCCATGCGAGGGCGAGCAGAACTGAGCCAGAGAAATACGCCGATGGGCTAGAGCGCAGCGCCGCCCCAACTGCCACGCGGTCTACGGTGATTGATACATCTGAGGGAGCCGAGTTACCATCGGCTATGCCATTAATAAACGGGTAAGCACGGTAGCTTGAAAAACCATCCCACGCAATTTTCAGTGCTACAGCTACAGGTTCACTTTGATTGAATACATCGATGCTAGTCTGCCCCGATGTTGGGTTTGTGCCGTCTGTGTTGCGCCACCATAGTCGTACTCTATTTGCGTTGTTTTCTGAGGTACCTATATGCGTCAACGGTTGATTATTACTAGTGTTTCCAAAACCAAAAACGCGCACATCTAGTCCAGGTGATCGCCCCTGCACCAGAACAAACATCGTATGCTCTTCCAGCGTGACGCTAGGAATCGCTGCGCCAAGGTACTGACTGCTGCCGTTGAAATCACCTGCGAGCCCGCCATTGACACCGCGCACGTTGGCGGTACCGAACGTCATGTTGACGCCGGAAACCAAATCGCGGTTGTGACCGCCGACGTAGGCGAAATGCAAGCCCCGCAGCAGAGGCTGCTCTAGGTCGAGTACAGGGGCGTCCTGTGGCTGATCGTCCCACGGAACCCAGATGGCACGACGGCTCACCGCTATTGCCTCAGTAGTAGGCTGCCGTCAGGTCGATGGAGTGATTGCCAGCCGTACTGTTGAGGTTGACGCCGGTGTTGTGCGTAACGAACAGCGCGTGCTCCTTGGGCGCGAATCCGAAAAGCCTGGACAGATCAACGAGGCGGAACGGATATGCAACGTTGCTGCCGGCCGCCGTGGTGATGCCGGCCACGAGGTACGCGCTCGCGCGCAGAATGTCACGGCTGTTGACCGTGAACCCGCCATCCGAACCGCTGTACGCTGAACTAAAGATTTCCGGCCACGTACCATCCGCACGCTGCGCGAACGCCCAGACTTCAATCGTACCGGCCGACGCAGATGATCCGATGGTGATGCGACCAGCGACGCCCAGGTGTTCGTCCTTGTTTGTAGCGTTGCTCCTGCTCGTGCTGCACCGTCCGACCGTCAGGCCCGACGAAGTAGCCAGCGACGCCAAGGTGATCGTGTACGCGCTACTTGCGCGGTAAGCGGCCAGACTCATGCGACCCCCGCCAGCAGGTCAATCGCCGCGTTCACGGCCGTCTGCACTTGCTCATCAGTCGCGCCAGTGATCTGCGCCGCGGTAAACGCACGATTCTGTGCTAGCACCGCCCACAGCATGCGCTGCGCCTCGCGGTCTGGGTCTTGCAGGACATTGCGCGCCCACAAGAGACGATTCGCGTTATTAGGCGTATTACGACTCTCCGCACGCACCACATCAGCAGCGACGATGACGGCCACGCGAAGTCGCGTGCGTAAATCTTGACCACTCGGGCCAGTAGCGATATTCAGTAGTTCAGTGTAGGTTGCCATTGTTATTCCTCAAACTGTTCAGGCGATGGTTCTCTGGTAACTTGCACAAGGCCGTTGTCTAAAGTTCTACGGCAGTATGGTATACCAGCTTTCTTGAACTCTGCGATCAACGACGCCGCTGGAGTTGGTGCGAGTTCAACCGAGCCGGTAGCAGGCATTCTGTCTATCAATTCCCTGAACCTATTACGGTACTTGCGTTGTGGACTAGGAATCTTGGCCCCGATCTTGATCCGTACAGTGCTCGGGTCAAATGAATCTGGCGTACGGTTTTTCGCGTTGTTGAGCGCGTCAACGGATTCCTTTACAACCTGAGACGCGCGGCCCCCAGAATAGCCTCGCTTGGCCCCAATATCTTCGAGCATTTTGCCTTCCAGAACCTCGGACACAACACTTCTCTGGCTGCTGGTCAACGACCGTAAACGCTGCTGTGCTAGTTGACGGCGTTCTAACTCAGTCGCATGGTCTTCATCAGATGCAATCTGCATTACCTGATGATCATCTTCACCGTCGTGGTCAATGCTAACGAATGACACTTCTGGACCATTGCGACCAACCGGATGACTAGAACGCAAAAAATCAACCATTGCCCCCCTGATTCTGATCGCCGCAAAACCTTCCAGCTTGCCGCGTCCATCGAACCTTTCTAGAGCTTGCCAAGCTCCAATCATGCCGGCCTGCACTAGTTCATCGAAAGTAACGTGCTCTGGCAGGCTAAGACTACGTTGGAGCTTGACCGCTATGGACTTGCACAGGGGCTTCAACGAACGCAGTTTCGCCTCGATTTCCGCCTTTGCTGGAACGGCTGTCAGCCCGACCGCTGCATCTTGGCCCACAGCACATCCGCGACCTTAATGACTTCATCCGTCCAGTTGTGCTCGGTCGAGCGAATCGCCACGGGCACCACCGACGACATTGCCAGCACGACTTCTGCACGCGTTAGCTGGCGGCGATTTGCAAGGGCGGCTTCAACGCGACCGACTGCGGCATCAATAGCATCGATCAAGGCCACACGCATCTGAGCTTGACTTTGCCTGCATGCCTCGTCGCTGTGCATCTGCACCGCCCAGCGGTAGTTGGTCCACTGCTGAGACCACAGCCAATGCTGACCAGTATCTTCAGGGGCTTGGTCACTAGGACGCGGCGGAATCGTGGGCAGCCAAGCCGGTTGGTTCATCGGCTCAACAATGCCACCCCCAGGCTTCGTACCTCCCGGGCCACCTGGAGGGTTAGCCGGTCCAAGACCATCGAGGGGGGTAGCGCCCATGGGCTCGACAATGCCTCCGCCAGGCTTCGTACCACCTAGTCCACCGGGAGGGTTAGCCGGTCCAAGATCATCAAGAGACATGATGCTGTGTCCTCTACATTATGCAATACGAAGCAGCGCGTTAGACGAGTCGTTAGTCGGCATGGTAAGCGTCAACGTACCAGCAGTCACAGTCTGCGAGGAAAAAGTGAATGCGGCGACTGCTTTATTAGACTGAGTGTTGTTATAAATTAGCACACAATCAGTCGGGCCAATAGTTACGTTACTATAAACAATACTAGCAGATGGAGTCCAGTATGCAGTTGTGCCAGATGACGTTGGAGCCGTACCGTTAGTTACGTTCACCCCACCCGCAGTATAACCAGTACCAGTAACTTCACCAGTAGCAGTATACGCAGTAGTAGATGCGTTAATAGTAGCAGAAGTTAGATACAGAGCCGCCTTAAACGTATCGGCATTGGTGTTCGCGCGGGTAACAGAAGTACCAAACGCATGATGACCATTAAATAACTCGACCTTAAACGAAGTGCAGACTGCTTGAGTATTAGCCATAATTTACCTTAAATGCTAGCTTGTTGATAAAGACTTTGCAAGCCTTGCTTAAGGCGTGCATGGACATTGCGACGAACTAACTCGTCACCAAGATAGTATTCTTCGATTAGCATAATGGAGTTGTCATCTTCTTGCCATTCATGCTTATAAGTAAGATCAGCCACCGGAAGGTTACCCTTAGTAGTGAAAATTAGAGGTACATCGTTCATCTATAATCTCCAGACCTATTTTTACCATCTGCGTAAGATTGCAAAAGTTTCATGTTAACTGCGTAACCTTCTGCATACTGTTTAACAACGTCTTCATCAGACTTCATAAACGCCGCTGCTTCAATCATTGAAGCGTAGAGCAACAAATTAGGAAAGTTATCACCTAACCACGTAGTATTAGCAGTAACTATAGACTCAGGATAGTAGTAGTAATGAAGTTCTACAGGTGTAGCCACACTAGGTGTCGGACCTATAATAAATGTGTCTTCATCAAACTGAGCATAGTATTTAGGAACGCCAGTTTCATTCGGGTTAGGATACGCTTCACGAATGAAAGAAACATCTTTCAGAAGTAAATATGAATACACAGGTGAAGTTACTGCAAATTCCCACGGGGCAAGAAAATCAGATGGTAGCGTGACGTATTTAGAACCAGAATTTATAGTACTAGTAGCGTTCTTACGAAATGCAGGAATTCTAACGGCTTGAAAAATACGCTTTTCAGCGTTCTCTATGAATACAGAAACATTATCAACAAAAGTAGTGTCATCATTTTCACTACTCATGTCTAAAATACGCTGACGAAGCTCAAGGTAATTCACGAGAAGCCTCTAATGCCGGGTCTGGACGAGGATCACGCAACGCCTGCGGGTCTTCTACTTTAATGCGTCCTACACGAAGTTGCGGGTGATCCTTGTCATAACAGGTAGGACAAGCTTTAATTCCAGTACGTTTTTCGTTAACAATAGTATTTTTTAATTCAGACAACTTAACACGGAATCCACATACGTCGCAGAAACCATGAGCGTACTTACCTGATGCGAAATTACCCGGCACTTGGCACAAACCTCACAGATACACGTTCACGGTCTTCAGTAGACGCCCATTCCCACTGCTTATTATACTCTGCCTCAAGCATAGGGAGACGAGACGCCAGTTCAGGGCGCTTCTGAGCTAGTTTATACGCAAGTCCAGCGATTAAGCAAGGGAGCAACCGTTCAGGAACATCAAAATTCAACGAGCCAGTGTTTCCTGCGTCTTGAATACGACGCATACGCCAGTAAATTAGCGTATATGAATCATTATTAGGTACGGGCCATACAGTTAACTGCGGCTGAATCTGTCTATCAATCCAAACCTGCACCGGGCGCCCAGTAGAATCTTTCTTTGGGATACTAGCATACGTTGACATACCGATACGCTGAATAGCAATATCTGTAGTAGACGTTCGTAATACCATCTCTACAACGTCAATAGTATCCTCTGGTAATTGATAAGTAGCTATATCCTCAAGAAGTGGAATTGCGTCTTGCTCTACAATCCAAAGATTATAGCCACGATTAGCCCAGTCTAAAGCAAGCAGATTCAGGCTTCTGCGAGCAGTACGTAAATCATAGCCACTGCGCATTTCTACGCCAGCTTGTTCATACGCCTCTTCAATAATCTCGACAATATCGAGATTAAAAGTAGCAGTGCCTGAAGTAGCCATTTATATTAGTAAATACCAGAAAACTTTTTACGCTTATCAGCCGCAACAAACTTTTTTGCAACTTTTTGCGGTATTTTTACCTTCTTAGCAAACTCTTTATTATGTGCAACTGCACGCATGAGTTTGGCTTGAGCGGCTGATTTAGAAGGCATTAGTATACTCCACTAAACTTTTTACCCTTAGTAGCGCAACCTGTACCACGAACGGTACCGCCAGACTTGTACTTAGATGGATTTTCTTCCCCACTCTTACCGTGGACGCCTTCAGCTTTCTCACCCTTCATATAGAGTTTGGGGGATACCCGCTTAATTGCCATCTCTTTTCGCTCTTCAGCTTTGGTTTCTTTACCCATAAATGGAGGAATCTTTTTCATCAGTACACCTTTGCTTTTTTAGCACCCTTAGTAGCACACCCAATACCACGAACCACACCACCAGACTTTAAACCCGCCGCTTTTTCTCGATCACGGAGATTCTTCTTAAGTCCAAGAGGATCACCAAAATTACCCATACGCTTAGGCGTAGGTTCTTCAGGTAAAGGAAAATCATTTAACGCGCCGGCACCCCTGCCCTGCGGCAACGGAGTTCGCTTGCCGATAAGTTTCTCGGCTTCTTCTTCTCTGGTAGCAGGTCGATTTTTCATGTCACCGAATCCTATATTTATTACCGCGAGTAGCCAAGCCACAGCCTTTGACAGTACCACCCTTACTAAACTCAATATTCTTCTCATCTGAATTAAACCGAGTCCTATCACGAGGACTTTTACCTGTCTTTGTAACAGATGAAGCAGATTGCACACTACTACCACGAGCTACAGGTGAGCTAGATTTATTAGCCAGTGAAGCGTTGCGAAGTTTAGGGGCAATTTCAGCCCAAATATCACGACTAACTGCCGGCGCATTGATAGATTCTGCGACTTTAGCGGCAGGGGCTGCGGCAGGGGCTGCGACAGGGGCTGCGGCAGGGGCTGCGCGGCGAGCAGCAATTTTACCAAGAACACCAGCAGCGCCACGAGCTGCATTAGCGAACTTCATAGCACCGAGCGCCCCCGCAGTAGTAAGAGCTGCGAGTTCCATATCACTCATACGCCGATCAGATACTTCGGCGGGAGCTTTATAGCGAGGGTCTGCGCCAGGAATCTCTGCGCGCTGAGAGGGACGGCTTCGCCCCTCATTACTGTAATTCATATCACTGGTTACTGCGGGGGTAATTTTAGATGCTGCTGGAGTAGTCTTACGGACTGGGGTATCAGATTCACGCTCAGGAGAACCAGCCTCGATCCACGCGCGAGCACGCTTATAAGTGTCGGAATCGAATCGACCACCGGGCGGAATCTCTCCACCTTCACCAAACTTGCGCTTTTTCATGTCAGCAATTCCAAGCCCGCAGGGCTTTATTAATACGACTATTGGGATCGTTAGCTGTCTTACTACTAGTCAGCTTCTTTTTCATACCAGTCATTCTGGCACAAAACGAATCCCGCCTTTTTCCGCCTTCAGGCTGCGGCGGTTTTAATCCAGGTTTACCAGGATTAGCAGCGTTATATGACGCACGGCCTTTAACGTTCAGCCCTCCATTTGGGTTTTTTCCTTCTTTACGCTGCCATGCTGGAGTCTTAGCCATAGAACACCGTAATAGCAGTAAGTCCAGAAATAGTTACATGAACGTCTTTCTCAAAAAGAACGCCTTTTTCTGGAATTACAACCGACTGCGAACCAGTAGAGTTAATCACAAGTTTCGTAGTCCCACTTGGTCCACCATCACGAAACGTAGCAGTACCAGTACCGGTTACATAAGCACCGCGCACACGAGTACGATCACTATGCGCAGTCCCGGTAGAGGTTAGATACGCTGATAGAACATCTGTTTGCATAACAGCTTCCTATTACTTTTCTATGATCTTATCAGCACTTAGCCATCCTAGGAACCCTGCGATGATAGAACCAGCAAACCAAAGCGCACGAATTCCACCACGACCTTGCTGCGCTAACTCCACAAGCATCTCAACTTTTTTATCTAAATCACCCATCTTGCTATCTATGGAGTTAACTCTAGCTTCTAAGCGCCCAAAGTCACGCTCTAAACGTCTAGGTTGTGTTTCACAGCATTCATTGTCACTTAAGTTACCCATCTTTAGGTCCCACTATCACCAGGCTGTGAACCATTAGCAAAACGCTGGATGTATTCCACAGTAACAACAACAGAACCCGCTGTAGGGTTACCACCAGTGGCAGTAAACGTGCCAGTCACAGTAACATCTTCAGTACCGATGTTGTTAGCAGCGGGGGCAGCAAATTGTGCGTCCACAATAGCTTGCGTCTGCCTAATGGCAGTCAGAGGAACCGCCATAGACGTAAGAAACGCATTAGGAGTACCTGACTTACCGAGCGTAACATTAACAGCGGAAACACCACCACCGGTAATAGCGGTAACCGTTTCTACACGAAAATTTGTGATCTTCGCACCGGCTGGCAGCGTAAAGAGATTCTGTGCGGTGGGAGACGTAGTGATTGCACTAGACGGAACAACCGCCGTTTGCATCAAAACAACATTACCAACCGTACGTGCAGTAACAGGACCATCACGACGGGGACCAGCACGAAGCGGACCAGAGAAAGTAGTAGCAC